TAACTGAACAAAGTTGACCAGGTCGGGCGGATCGAGGCATTGGAAGCGTGACAGTTTATTTCTGGGCCAGCATGATCGGGGTGGCCTTCGGAATCCTGTTTTATGGTGCGTTTAAATATGGCTAGACCTAAAAGAAGACAGTTAGCGATGTACCTGAACGAAGGAATAGCGACCTTGGGTGCCTGGGCCAAGCACAGAGGATTTATTATGAGAGATATCATGGCATATGGAAGTGAAGAAGGATTTCCTAAATATGCTGAGAAATATCAGGATAGAGTTTACTATCGAATTACAGATCTTGATGACTACTTTGTTGGAGTTGAAGAAATCTCAGGTATAACTATGGAAAAAGCTGAAGATATAACTAACAAATTTTTAAATATCTTAAGAGATCCAGCTAATGTCTAATGAAATTGAATACAGAGTGAGGGATCTAGAGAGTGAGACTACATATCATGCTAAACAAATATCCAAGATATCTACTGATCTTAGAGATATCAAATTCCTTATCGCACAAATCAGGTGGTTCATTACAGGGGGTGTTTTGTTCTTAATGGCTGATAGAGTTGGATTCTTTGCGGCTTTAGGAATTATGTGAGATTACTTATTCTCTTTCTCTTTTCTTTTACTGCTTATGCAGAAGACTGTCCTGGTCTAGAGAAAGCTAAATGGGCTTATGATACAGATACAAGTTTATTAAGACTTTGCATTGAGGAAGGTAATTTACTTAGATGTACTACCTTTCCTGTTAGAGTTACACTTGAAGATGATTCTTTTGGTTATACTGAAAATCCATTCAGGAAGTAAAGATGCTTAATTATGTTAAAGCTCATAGGATGGCTCTTCTTTCAATGGACTCTTATTTACCTGTTACAGAGTTTGCTGAGAGATATGGAGATCAGTTTGAGTTCTTTTCAGAAGGAACTACTCAATGTTACTTACTTCATTCATCTAAAAGATCTATATCTCAACCTCGTATTATTGCTGAAGATGAATTAATTATTGTTTTTAGAGGAACAGAACCTAATCAGATTGAAGATATTAAAACAGATCTTGAATTCCTTAAGTCTTATGAATCTGGATGGGGTGACGTACATAGTGGGTTTCAAGAAGCACTTGATCTTGTTTATCCTGCCTTATTAGATAAAGTAGCTTCTATTAGAAACTATCAACGATTGGTGTTCTGTGGACATAGCTTAGGTGCGGCATTAGCTACACTTTGTATGGCTAGGATGGGAGATGTAGATTCAGAACTTTATACCTTTGGTTCCCCTAGAGTTGGAGACAGAGATTTTGCATGTGCATTTAATTGTCAAAGACCTAAAGTTTATGCATTCAGGAACAATAATGATATTGTGACTCGAATGCCTAAGATTGGATATCGCCATGTAGGAACTATGTACTACTTTGATTCCTTTGGACATTTAAAAATAGATCCTGCTTGGTGGTATCGCTTTAAAGAATTCTGTTCTGGAATGATTGATGGGTTCATCAGTTACGAGATAGACAGTTTCAAAGATCATTCTATTTCTAACTATGTACGTTGTCTTTCTAACTATGCAAGATGAAACTCAACGTAGGATTGCTGGGGGTTATTATTTTTCTGCTGATAGATCTTCTCATTGCAGTTGGATTTATTGGTTACCAAGTCTGGAGACACTATGAACAAACTACTGTTTACTCTAAGTCTAGTCGTAATCTTAGGTTGCAGTGCGGCTCCAGTGATATCTACAGGAGCCAGGATAGCAGTGAACGGGTACTGTGCAATCCCCGAATTGGGGAGAGAGGCTATTCGTTATGAAGTTGCAGAAACTTTATCTCCTAATAAAATAGTGATTAGTTGCAATGATTAAATATACATACAAAGAAGTACCTAAACTTCCTGCTAAAGGAAAGAAATCTGTTAAGAAATTACTTAAACGGAAACCTAAACAGGAAAGCTAATGACTTATTTAGATGTTATCAACGAAGTTCTGATACGACTTAGAGAGTCTACAGTTTCTACTTGGTCAGGAGATATTAACAGCTCTACTGTTGTAGCCAGTTATACAAAGCTTATTGGTTCTCTAGTTAACGATTCAAAGAGAGATGTTGAGTCCTTTCATGACTGGCTTATTCTTAGAGAAACTAAAGATATTACTACTGAAGATGGTACAGCTAGTTATAGCTTATCCTCAGGACAAGAGATTAAGGTTCTGGATGTAATCAATCAATCTTCTGGACATCACTTAATTCAGGTATCTAGAGAATACTTAAATAATGTTAGGTATCCTTCTGTTTCTACAGGAGAACCTCAGTACTATGGGTTCAATGGAGTAGACTCAAGCAATAATCTTAAGGTAGAACTTTCTCCACAACCTACTGAAGCTCAAGTTATCTCTTTTGATATTGTTAAGTTTCAAGCTGAACTTACTTCAGCAACAACTGTTCTTTCTGTTCCTGAGAAACCAGTTATCTTGGGTGCTTGGGCTAGAGCAATTGCTGAAAGAGGAGAGGATGGAGGCACACAAGCTTCTATCGTAGCTGTTGAATACCAGAACTCCTTGAATAAGGCGATCTCTGTAGATAGTGGAATGACAGATTATGAGAATGATTGGTTTGTTAAAGGTAGAGATCTCTAATGCCTAAACCTTTATCTTATCTTCCTTTAGAGAACATTGGGATTAATGGGTTAAACACCCAAGCTAACCCAGCAACTCTTGATTCTACTTGGCTTACGAAAGCTGAAAATATTGTTCTTAGAGAATCAGGACGTATTTCTTTTAGAAAAGGTCTTAAGCAAAATATTCTTAAGACATCTTCTAAAATAGGTTCATTGATTGAACATAAGGTAGGAAACGCATACAAGGTATTTGCTGGAGTAGGAGCAAACATCTATACCGTAGACTTTACTTCTCCAAGCACTCCTTGGACTGCAAGTTTTGCTACAGGTGCTTCTGATTCAGATTGGCAGTTTATTAATTTTAATAAACAGTTATATGGTTTCCAAGCTGGTTCGGAGATTGTTAATTATGACGATACTCAATCATCTAAATGGGATCATCTTAAAGATAGAACAAGTTACTCAGCTCCCGCTGGAGTTACTACTTTCAATCCTAGCTGTGGTATGGGGTATTACGGTAGGTTATGGGTAGGAGGTATCGCAGAAGAGAAAGATGTTATTTATTATTCAGATACTTTAATAGGAAAAACATGGGGTTCTGGAGCAGCAGGGTATGTAGATCTAAAATCTGTATGGGGTACAGATGAGATTGTAGCAATACATCCTTTTTATGGTCAGCTAGTGATCTTTGGGAAACATAACATTGCTATATATACTGGACCCGCAGATCCAAGCAATATGGTTTTGAATGAAGTTATCCGAGGTGTAGGATGTGCTTCTAGAGATTCTATACAACCTGTAGGAGATGATCTCTTATTCTTGTCAGATACAGGTTTAAGATCTTTAAGAAGAACTTCAGAGTTAGATAAAGTACCTATGGTTGAGTTTTCTACCAATGTTAAAGATACGTTGATAAGACACATCTCTCAAAGTAATGTAGCTAAAGGATGTTATGTAGAAAATGAAGGAGTCTATCTTTTATCTTTTGTAGAACTAAACATTACTTATGTTTTTGACATAAAACATCAAACTCCTAATAAAGTACCAAGAGTTACTCAATGGGTATTTGATGGAGATAGAGAACCATCCAGTATGGTGTTTACTGAATCAAAGGATTTATTGGTAGGTCAGAAAGTAGGAAGTGTAGCTACTTACGAAGAATATTATGATAAAGATTTTGTAAGTGGAGGAACTTATACAGATTACTCTTATACAACTTCTTTTCTTACTCCTTGGTTGAACTTAGGTAACTCTGTTATTGCTTCTTTGTTGAAGAAACTTAAAGCAGTAATCGATGGTGGATCTGGAACAAACGCAACTATTCGATGGTTTAAAGATTTTAATCAGAACATAAGTGCAATAAACGAACATTCTTTTGAATTGAATCCTACGACTACCGGAAACACATTTCTCTGGGGAGCAAGTACTACACTGTATGGGAATAAAGATACTTCTGTTAACTCTCATACTCATGCGTCTACGCATACTTTAAGTGCAACTTATGCCCCTATCTTTGGTCTGCAAGAATATAATATCAACTTAACTCAATCAGCTAAGTTTCTTCAAATTGAGATGAGTGCAGAGACAAAAGGATATTCAGCTACTCTACAATCAATGGCTATACTTTATAAGCAAGGTAAAATACGATGAGCAATTATACTATTGCAGTATCTTGGAGTGGCAAAGATGCTTTATCAGATTCAGATACGGCTAAGATTATTTCAGGAGATGATTTCAACACTGAGTTTACTACGGTACAAACAGCAGTAAATTCAAAAGCTGACTTAAATGGTTCGGCAACAGAATCCTTTAGTGCGACTACTGCTAATTCTGGAACGAATACAACACAGGTTGCTACAACTGCTTTTGTTAATGGTGCTTTAGAAAAAGTATATCCAGTAGGCGCTATCTTCACAACGGTTACAGCTTACGCTAACTCAGCAGCAGTAGTGGCAGCAATTGGTGGTACAACTTGGGTAGCTTTTGCAG